CAGCCACAGGGTTGTCCATATCCCAACCTTTTCCCGGCTGCATATTTTGCAAGTAAGAAATCTCTTCTTGCGACAAAGTAGGAACCATTGTAGGAATCTGTATTTTTTTGCCGTCGTATTCCATGTCAGTCGAAAACTCGGTCATGGTGCCGCCAGTTATCAAGTTCCTTATCGGTCCTATAAATCCTCTGGCAGATTTTTTAGCGCCATCAGCTCGATACATCCCTTGGTCAGCTCCAAATATATCGACATCTTCAACAATACCACCTTCGCTTCTTAACAACGGTGGGGAGTCAGGGTCGTCTGCAAACTTGGCGTTAACCGATCGGATGTTTTTAGGATCAAAAATTACCACCTGATCTAAAAGCTCAAAACCAGAAAATCCTTCTTCAGATAATATCTCTTGCGCCTTTTCTTTTTGCATCGCAAGCTTTTTGCGATTAGCCATAAGCTGATCGAATTCATTATTTTTTGGAGCAGCGTCTATTTCATCAAATTCTTTTTTCAACAATTCTTTGGCTTGGTCAGACGCTCTTCCATAGTCTTCAATGCTGCCCATTTTGCCGCGAACAAAAATAGGCAGGATTCTGCTGCTTTCATCAAACACGGCCCCTGTTCCTGTCTGATACGCGGTTCGTATATACCGCTCTGTGTCCTCTGGTCTTTTAGCAGCATAAACACCCGGACCCAGCTTTCCTTTCACAGAAGGAATAAACTCTTTGAACTCTTCTCCATCTTGCAACTTGTCTGTTGCGTGGTAATAAACCGTGCTGGTATCAAAACCCTGTTCGGCTGCGCGGAGCATTCTGGGGTCGGGAGGAGTCCTGCCAGCTCTGGATGCGCCCCTAATCATTTTTGACATGCCACCAAGCACCGGGATTGCGCCGATACCTTGCAGCACAGCAGAGCCAAAATTACCTTCTCTCAAATTTTGCAAAAAACTTGGCGCTCTGGGACCCCTAAGCATTTCTTCAACCGACACACCTCTGGCCGGGAACTCAGGATAGTTTCCAGTTAAATCGGCACCCCCATAGGGATCCGCGAACGCACCCGCTAAATTAGCAATCTGGGCAGGAGTTAGATCTGGACCGGTGCGGCCCATCATCTCTGAAACAGAACCACCGAGGCTGTAGCCGAAGATGTCTTCATCCTCAACCGAGCCGCCTTCGTTGAAATTAATAACGGTATCTGGCAGCGGTCTCTTCATAAGATCTGCAAGTTTTTTATCTGCAATTCGCTCCGCCTTTTCTAGTTCTAGAGCTAATCTTTTTTTTCTGGACCGGTAAGCAGATGGATATTTGCCTTTAAAACCACGTTTTGGTGTTTTTTTGGTTCGAGTGGCCGGACCTCCCATTCCACCAAGTGCCGCCATTTCCGGTTGATAACCAGCTTCGATATACGACAGGATTGTGGGTAAATCGTTCTGGACTTCAACAAAAGCACCAGTTGTAGGGTCAATCATCCTGAAGTACGGTAGCTGGTCCATTGAGAATTTCTGTTCGGCGCTATCAAAGATCGGCGTGTCTTCAACTGGTCTAGAAAATATTATTTTTCGGTCAATTAGGTTCCCTTGGGGGTCAAACTTATCCACAGTCATGTGGTCGCGGTCGAAAATGTCTATGTCATCTATTTTTTCAGCCATTCGTACTCTCTTTCGGCATCTGTTTTGGACGCAATAGTATTTTTGGGCCTACGACCAACAAATCTTCTTTTTACCTCAAGACCAAACGTAGGCGGACCCGATCCACCATCTCGTCTAAAAAAATTTAGAGCCGGTCGATCATCTGTTTCAGGTTTAATATTGAATGTGGTCGTTCCTTGCGATGGGTAATCTGTGCGAGTTCTTCTCTGTAACCCTTCAACCAAGGACACAATCCCGCTTTTGTCAGATAGTTTATCTTCACGCGACTGATATATTCGCCTAGACTCTTCTTGCTTTCGCATTTGTTCGCTAAATAATTCAGGATTAGATCGCTCTCTGCCATAACTCATGTAATCAGCTATATAACTAGCTTCTGCCTGACTGTAGGGAGCAAAATAAGATTGAGCGCGTGGCGGCATGCCTTGTTCGTATTGCTCATACAATAAATCTTGATATCTTGGCAATTCATTTATACTAATATCGCCGTCAATAACAAGCTGATCTATTTCTTCTTTTGCTTTTAAAAATCTTTGCTTTACTTTATCCCTGCTCATAAATCCTTCAGGGTCTGAAATATATTTTTTTAAAGAATCAGGCTTAAAGTTGCCGTAAGAACCCAGCTCCACTTTTGTGCCACCTGAGCTTCCAGAAGAAGGTGCAAAAATGTCTATTTCATCAAGCTGCGGCATCGAAACCTAACCTGCCATATATGTCCCAATTGAATTTGAGTATGCTGAGCCAATCATCAAAGGTCAACACGGTCGTTAATTCGTTATTTTTTTCCAAATCAGTGTTAATAGCGTACACAGGCAAACACACCCGTACCCCTTTACGGTTAAATTTATAAACCAGCACAGGAATTTTGTTGTCGCAGGAGTCACACGCCTGTTGCCACCACTCATCCTTCCACCACCAGCCCTCTTTGTAGAATTTGCACTCAACAGCGTGGTAAGGAATATCTATATCGGTAAGATTTTTGGTCTGATACTGGGATAAGTTGCGTTTGCAATCAAAAATAATGTCCTGATTTACAAAAAAATCGTTGAGGCGATGCACAATCTCCCTCTCAAACGCCGCGCCTTTGTTTCTGGAGTCGGCCATTTTTTTTTACCAAAAATTTTTTGCGATAATAATCTTTTTACGGTTAAATTCAAACGTCCTGATGTTGCCAGACCCCTAGGCAACCTTCCCGCCGGATTCTATCCTGCAAGCAAATAGGACCGGCGGGCTTTTTCCCATGTATTTTTTTGAATATTGAATGCGCTTAACTCAGCTATAGCGTTACCGCCATGGCCGCTCAGCGCTGCGGGGGTGTAGGGGGGTCAAATCAGCCCCAACCACCCGAAAACGCCGCCCCATAGGGATCCTACGGCCTCCTGTGCGGTCCTGACGTCACCTCACTGCACAGTGCCGTGTGTCGTTGTGCAAGAGTTTGCACACTTGTGCAGAGGGAATTCCCCTTAAAAATCAACAACTTACGCGAATTTTGGGATTTTCTGAGGATTTTTATCCCCCGGCGGCGGGGCGCGGCCCTCCGCTATGTTTGAGAGACTAAAAGTCTTTCTGAGATATGTCTGTATCAACGCCTAGCAATTTGCCAAGTCTTTCCTTGATGTCGTCACGGTTCATAGCGTCGACATTGGCGTTGATGTTGAGGTTCTGCGATCGGTTGATGGATAAACCAGCGAGTTGATTAAGCTCTTTGATGGCTGAAACCGCAGCATTGAAGTGTCCGCTTTCAAAACTAGTTTCGGCTATCTTCCAAAGCATCGTCCCGGTTTTCTCGGGAGTAATGCTGTACTTCTCGCGCAGCTCTTCCTGCTTGATCCTGATCGCTTTGGTTACATTGGGATAGTCCTTGCCGTTGAGCATGCGGTTAGCTGCTGAGCTTGGGAACTCGTAACCTGCTCGTCTTGCTGCTTCAGTTTGAGCGCAAGCTCCTTCAGTGTAGTGCCAGACAAATGCAGCTTGCATTGCAGTCAGGTTGTTCTCTTCATCCTTCTCGAAGTTAGCTGGCACACTAACCAGTTGTGGTTTTTCTTTCTTAGGACGACCAGCCATTTTGTCTCGCTATCTTGTTGAACACTTTCTTTGCTTCTTCCCAACCGTAGATTGGTTCACCGTGATACTCACGCTCTTCACAGTTTGCCTGATACCAGCGGTGGAGATTCACATCGTAATCCAGATTCGGGTTATAAACAAACTTGGTCATTCCTGCTTCCTGTATCTCCGAGCGTAGTGATTGCACACGTGGCTCCATACCAAATCCTTGATACTGTCGCGCTCTTGATCTGTCAAGCTTTCAGTCAGCAGGTTGTACTCGTCCCTCGCGGCCTCTGTCATCTTGTGTACGAGTTTATCTGCGATCTGCCGTGGTTTAACCGAATGAAACATTTAGCCTCCTTGTAGCCAATCAGGGTACAGGGCAGCAGGGTACAGCTACTTTGAAACACTTAGAGACTTTAAAAACCCAAAGTGTACTGTGCGCTCTCTCTATATAATATATATATATATATATAAATATAGTAGAACAATACCCTATACCCTCTTCTACTCCTTTCCTGTTATATATCAATGGTTTAACTCAGGGTATCCTTGTTTTCGGTATACCCTGTTGCTACCCTGTTTTTCCTGTCTTTCTCATCGAAAAGTTGTTCCAACCAATCTACGAGTCGTTGTATTGCTTTCTGCACCCATTCCATGGTTAAAAGCTGGGATAGTTTATGTCATTACCATAACCGCCCGTGTCCATGCTCTTGGGCTTCTCATAGTCCAAATCATAGACCTTCTTACCATTCGACTTGCGCGGCTCGATACCCCGCTCTGCCAACACACGGCTCGCATCCTTTATGTCCGGCATCCGGGGGTTCGTAATCCCCAGATCTCGTAACAGCGTGGTCATCTGCACTGGCTTGCAGTTGGTACTGTCAAACCGCACATAGTTGAGTATCAGATCCTCCACGCTGCTTTGCGCCCGGAAGGACTCGTTCTGATCCTGTAGAGCTGCCCGCTCCTCGGGGGTGAGAAACCAGTTTTTAACGTCGGGTTTATATAAAGTCATTGCTACCTCTGCCCATAATTGCTGCATATCTATGCTGTGATTGATGTTGATATCCTTCACTGGTATCGCCCAAAATCGTCGATTTCCGCTCGTATCAGTGAGGAATTCCCTCGCATTCACGCTCGCATAAAACGCTGTGCGCCTCTGGTAGGTCGTCGCCGCCCTGTCATAGGGTAAGCGCATCTCATCCGTTTTCTTGGTTATGAATGCCTTCAGCATGTCCAGATCGGCCTTCTTAAAGGTCGACTCAAGTTCCCCCAGTTCTACAATCCAATGGCTTACTGCTTGCTTCACACTATCCTTGTCTGTCGGATTGAGCGTTGCACCCTCCAGAAGCCACCCTTGCTCGTAATCAGCGAGTTTTTTGAACCACAGGGTCTTTCCCAACCCCTGAGCGCCTTGCAGGACTAGGATGCCCTCCAGTGCGACCCCATTCGGTTCCAGCGCTGCTGCTACGCAAGAAATTAACCACTTACGCATCAATGTCTCTTTCAGTTCTTTGTTCCTCTCCTCTGTAATCGTGTCTAAGAACTCCTGTAATCGGTTCTGACCGTCCCATGGCCTACTGAAGATCCATTCCTTCACCGGATTGTATTCGTTGGCTAAGATCTTGATGTAGTCCCTGACACGGGTATGTGGCACCGCCATCTGTATACAGCGGTCCTCTATTTCAATAAGGCTGGCTTCCTCCTTCATGTCGCTAATGAACTTCATGTTGGGGATGTCTATCTCCATCCTCTTTTTGATCACGTTGTAGTTGACCGTGATCTTCTCGGTAAGCATGACGCCCCTGACATTGTCCTTTGTATTGAGCGCCCGCCCTGAGCTGTTCCGCATAAAGTCAAACTCTGTCGGAACCTCTACTGACTTCATCACCGGGAGCATATCTTCGCTCAGCTTGTGATCGTTGTAGTCACCACCAGTGGCTGGCATCAGTATCTGCGTCTGCCCACCCTCATTCTTGATCTGCTGTGCGGCTTTCTCAGCCTCTGTCTGCCCCGTGT